ATTTTATTGGACAAATGCTTGCTCGCTATCTCAGTTAGCAATACAGGGAAGTCAAAATAAGAATAGTGAAAACAAAATAAGTGTATCTGTTCCGGAAATTATACTAACAGAAGCTATTGAAATAATACCAATGACAGAAGAATCTTACAAAAACTTAACTGCAATTATTTGGAAGAAATAGAGGTGTTTATGGAAAAAATAATTAAAGATTTTTCTGGCGATGGCAATGGCGATGGCGATGGCGATGGCAATGGCAATGGCTATGGCAATGGCAATGGCTCTGGCTATGGCTCTGGCAATGGCTCTGGCTCTGGCTCTGGCAATGGCAATGGCTATAGCTATGGCTATGGCAATGGCTCTGGCTCTGGCGATGGCTCTGGCGATGGCTCTGGCTCTGGCTCTGGCTGATTAATCTCGCAAATAATTATAAACGAAAAGGGGAAGGGGGGGATTAAGTGATAAAAGAAAAAGCGTTAAAAGAATTTTGGAATAATAAAGAAGCAGTAAGCGTTTCATGCCATAGTGATTTTTTCAATGCTGGATTCGATGCTGGATTTGAACATAATGAGTTTCTTAAAATTAAAATGCGTGATGAGGCTCATGGATTTATAAAAGAAATAAATAAACTCCAGGAATCTATCGCTGACTATAAAATGCACATGGAAGATGCAAATAAAGAAGTTGAGCAATTAAAAGAAGAACTGAATAACTCTAAAAACTTTCATTGCCCTCATTATTTAACTAATGACAGCGGAAGAGTTAGCTGTCATAAGAATTTTACAGACTACCAATTGCTAGACAAATATGAAGAGCTTGGCAAGGCGTATGTGGCGATACTGGATAAGGTACAAAGAATAATGAATCAATCTTTTAGTGAGGGTTAATGCTAATCTATTCTTGCATGATGATATTTGTATTAATAATGGCGGTAGCGGTAGCGAGGTTGTAAATATCGCTCCTCCAGAGACGCGCTTAACTTTCTAAAATAATCTTTTAAACTTTGTACATGAGTATGAAGCTTTCTGAAAAACAAATTGAAACGATAATCCTAAATTACTTGGCGATAAGTCCAGGTTGTCTTTGTTATAAAAATAATAACGTAGGAATTTATGATCCAAGCAAGGGCGCTTTTCGCAAGGTTGCGAATAAATATTCTCCTCGTGGAGTCAGCGATATTTTCGGCTCTTATTATGGGCGCGCAATGTTTATCGAAGTTAAGACTCCAGAAGAGCACGCCTATCTTGCTAAACACTATGCCGAGATTAGATCTTACATAGGGATTAATAAGAAAAAGAATCACTTGAAAAATCAAGTTCATTTTATTGAGTCAAATAGGGCGCGTGGTTGTTTGGCTTTTTTTGCGTCGAGTTTAGAGCAAGTAAAAGAAGAATTAAGAGAAGCTGCACTAAAGTAGTATGAGGATAGTGCGACATGGCATTTAAAAAAGGCGATAAGAAATTAAGCAACTCAGGAAGAAGACCTGGAGTTATTAACAAGAGAACATGGGATGCTCGGCAATTAGTTGAGAATTTAGGATTTGATCCTTTAGAGTTTTTAGTTCGTACTGCTATGGAGGACTGGAAGGCGTTAGGATACGACAAGAGCTTCGTTACCAAAGTCAACATGGGCATAGAATATGAAGAGCCTGTAATTGGATTTGACGAGCGCCTAGACGCAGCTAAGACAATTGCTAAATATATCTATCCCCAGCTTAAATCAATTGAGCATACTGGCAAAGATGGCACTGACTTATTTGCTCAAAGACTACTCAGCGCTCAGCAAAGAGTCTCAACTTTAGTTGGCGATTCAATCGCGGAAGACTAATGGGACTTATCTTAAGACTCAAAGACAAAGAATCAATATCTATAAAGCTTGAAGACGGACGCGAAATAAATATCTGCATTGAAGTCGCAGGAAGATCCCGCACCGTCGCCTATATCGAAGCGCCTAGATCGATTCTAGTCGGGCATGAAAAAATCAAAAAGGAAGTTGATGAATCACCAAGAAATTTTAGCGAATGATTTAGCTTCGCTTTCAAAAGATCCTTATAAGTTTGTCATGTATGCCTTTCCATGGGGGGAAGGTGAACTTGTCAACGACTCCGGCCCTGATAAGTGGCAAGAACAAACCTTAAAAGCAATTGGTCAGGGACTATTGACAGTCGATGAGGCGATAAGAATCGCCGTGGCGAGTGGACATGGAATTGGTAAATCAGCTTTAGTCTCCTGGATTATTCTTTGGGCCATCTCAACCAAGGTTGATACTCGTGGAGTAATTACCGCCAACACTGAAGCACAATTAAGGACAAAGACCTGGCCGGAGATTGCTAAATGGTTTCATCTTTTTATTGCAAAAGAGTTCTTTAACCTAACCGCAACGGCCATTCATTCTGCAAATCCTGAACATGAAAAGACCTGGCGAATAGATGCCGTGCCGTGGTCGGTAAATAATACTGAGGCATTCGCGGGGCTACATAATAAAGGAAAGAGACTTTTACTGATAATGGATGAAGCATCGGCAATTCATGACAGAGTATTTGAAGTATCAGAAGGTGCGTTGACTGATGAGAAAACCGAAATCATTTGGTGCGCATTTGGAAACCCGACAAGAAACCTAGGACGTTTTAGAGAGTGCTTTAGGAAGTATCGTCATCGCTGGATCTGCAAGCAAGTTGATTCCTCAACCGTCAAGCATACAAATAAAATACAAATTAAACAGTGGCTTGATGACTTTGGCTTTGACTCTGACTTTTACAAGGTACGAGTGCGCGGAGAATTTCCAACAACTAGTTCACGTCAATTCATACCAGGAAGTTTAATCGATGAGGCACGAGATAGAAAAATAAACGGAATGAACTTTGACTTTGCTCCAGTAATCATCGGCGTTGATCCTGCGTGGAGCGGAGGCGATGAGATAGCAATCTATATGCGACAAGGATTATTCTCAAAACATTTAGCATCTTATAGGGATATCGCCAACGATATGATCATTGCTGGTTATGTCGCGCAGTTTGAAGATCAGTACAAAGCCGATGCCGTCTTTGTTGATCTTGGTTATGGCACTGGGATAGTCAGCGCCGCAAAACAAATGGGACGCAATTGGCAACTTGTATCTTTCGCCAGTCAGTCTGGAGATCGCGGCTTTAAAAACAAACGCGCAGAAATGTGGGGACTAATTAAGAAGTGGCTTCAAGACGGCGGTTGCTTGCCAGACGATCCAGTTATTGTCGATGAACTCGGGAGTCCAGAGTACGAAGTCCTACTCTCCGGAGAGATTTTGCTCGAATCTAAGAAGGCAATGAAAGCTCGTGGGATTCCTTCACCTAACCGTGCCGATGCCCTCGCCCTGACATTCGCTTTTCCTGTAAATAAAAAGAATAGAACTAATGCCAAAAAAGAATTTACGAAACGTGATTATGATCCGTTTCAATAGGAATTAATATGTGTGGAAAAACAACCTTGCTGGAAAAAGTAGCAATCCTTGGCACTGGAGGACTAGCAGCAGTTCCAATCGGCATGAAAAATCAAGCCAATGCCATGCAAGATGCCCAGAACGAATCTATTAAGAAACAAGATGAAGCGCAAGCCGCTGCTCAAAAAGAAGCTGAAAGGCTAGGCCCTGCGGCAAAGTCCATGGATCTTACTAAAGAAGCAGGAGCCTATCAGGACATCAAAAATAATAAAATTGCAATGCAGAATGGAATCATGGGGACGCTAAAAACAAACCCAATGGCCGGAGCAGGATCGGCCGCAACTATCAAAACAACACTAGGAAGTTAAAATGGATTCAGTAGATAACTTGGATGAATACCGAAAGATCTTTGCTGACTTAAAAGCGGAGTCTTTAACTTGGTTACCTGCTTATACAGACATTAAAAATCTAGTCGCACCAACGAGAGGTTTTTTTAATGATCAACCTAATCGCGGAAAGACTATCGACCATAAGAATCTATTAGATTCACACGCAACATGGGCGATGAAAGTCCTAGCATCGGGAATGACCTCAGGGCTTACTTCTCCCTCGCGTCCATGGTTTAGATTGGCGATAGCTGATAATGAACTCATGAAATCCAAAGCAGTTAAGAGCTATCTTGAAGATGTGCAAAATGCACTCATGGGCGTCTTCTCTAAATCAAACTTTTACGGAATTCTAAACTCGGCGTACGAGGAATTAGCGTCGTTTGGTACGGCGTCGTTTTCCCTTGAGGAAGACTTTAAAGATATAGTCCGTGGTAAAAACTTTACTGCGGGCGAATATCGAATCGGTCTAGATCAAAATGGCAGGGCCAATCAATTTGCTCGTGAGATGTGGTACACGGTATCGCAACTGGTAAATGAGTTTGGTATTGATAAAGTCTCACTACAAACTAAACTAGCATTTGAAAATAAAAGATATGCGGAATGGGTGAAGGTTTATCACCTTATCTCGCCAAATTATGACCGCGATCCTCATAAAAAAGACAATCATAATATGCCTTACTATTCTATTTATTGGGAGCAATCTCACCAAATAGGACAGTACTTACAACGCGGAGGCTATGAGGACTTTCCTATAATATGCCCTCGCTGGAGTGTAACTACAACTTCAGATATCTATGGCAAGTCTCCAGCATGGGAAGGACTTGGCGATATTAAGATGCTGCAAAAACTTCAACGTAAAAAGTTTGAAGCACTAGACAAGATCATTGATCCTCCAGTTCAGGTCGATTCAAGCATAGACGATTTAACCGTCAATACATTGCCAGGCGGAGTCTCTCGTATAAGCTCCAGCAATCCCAATGGAGGCGTACGCCCTGCTTATCAGATCAATCCTGATCTATCAGCAATTGAATATTCAATCAAGGCGACTAAAGATTCAATCTCAAAATTCTTTTTCACAGATATGTTTCTGATGATGGCCAACGACACTCGATCGGGAGTAACTGCTCGCGAAGTTATCGAACGCCACGAAGAAAAGCTTTTAATGTTAGGGCCTATATTAGAGCGCATTGAAAATGAAATGCTTGATCCTTGTATTGATCGGACTTATGGAATTCTTGAAAGAAGTGGAGCATTGCCTCCGGCACCTCCCGAGTTACAAGGGATGCATATTAAGGTCGAATACATTTCAACACTAGCACAAGCGCAGAAGATGGTAGGGACGACTGCTATCTCGCAGACTGCGCAGTTTATCGGAAACCTAGCAGGGGCCAATCCAGCAGTATTAGACATCTTTGATTTTGATGAGGCAGCAATTGAATATGCTGAACTAGTCGGAGTTTCACCAAAAATAATGAGAAGCAAAGATGAGGTCGCAAAACTACGTCAAGACCGTGCGGAAGCTCAACAAAGACAACAACAAATGGAGCAAACTCAGCAAATGGTTAGTGGTGCCAAAGTTCTTTCAGACACTAAGGTTGGTACTAATAGCGCGCTTGATTCTCTTCTGGGACTGCGTGGACAACAGTGAGTTACCAGTTCGAAGACAAAATAAAAACAGACAAGAAAAAAGAACGTGACGATCTTTTAAAAAGAGAACGGACGCGCGAGATCGATGACGTCAAGAAGGTCATAAGTTCACCCGAAGGAAGACGATTTCTCTGGAAGCTTATGGGCGAAGCAGGCGTCTTTCGTTCGTCTTTTACAGGAAATAGCGAAACATTTTTTAATGAAGGAAAACGAAGTATAGGACTTTTGATCTTAAGCGAAGTCAATAATGCAAACCTGGGTGCATTTACTCAGATGCAAAACGAATCCGTTAATGAGCAAAAGAAACTATCTAAACAACTGGAGGGAATGAAATGACAGATCAAGTAGCGGGAGGCGAACAAATTAACACCGAGGCCCCTGTAGTAAATGAAGAAGCAACAACTTTAGTAGGCGGAAGTAAAGTCGAAGAAGTTGTCAATGAAGCAGTAGTCGAAACTAAAACTGAAGGTGAAGCAAAGATAGAAGAGAAGGTCATTGAAGACGTTCCTTTTACTGACTTTACATTACCCGAAGGAGTTGTTCTCGATGAGGGATTCAATAACGAGTTTAAAGGAATCGCGAAAGAGTTAAACCTCAATCAAGAGCAGGCCCAAAAACTTGTTGATCTTCAAACAAAGTTTACTCAAGGTTATTCTGAAACAATCAATTCTCAATTCAAGACGCAAGTTGAAGCATGGGGAAAAGAAACAATCGCAGAATTAGGCCCTGATTATAAACAACAAATGTCAGTTGTCGCAAAGGCAATCGATGCCTTCGGCACTCCAGAGCTAAGGACACTTCTAAATCAAACAGGACTCGGCAATCATAAAGAAGTTGCTAAGTTATTTTTGAACATTGGAAATAGAATTTCAGAAGATAAAATGAAAGATAGCAACATGGGCAAAGACCGCGCGACAAAAAGTATCGCGGAGAAATTTTACCCTAACACAAAGTCAATAAACTAACAGGAGATACAAATGGCTACATTAGCAACAACTGCACTTACACTATTAGACCATGCAAAACGTCTAGATGAAAACGGAGCAATCGCAGATATCGCGGAAGTTCTTACTCAACAAAACGAAATCCTTGCAGACATGCAATTCATCGAAGGTAACTTGGCAACTGGCCATAAAACCACTATTCGTTCAGGATTGCCAAATGCAACATGGAGACAATTGAACTACGGCGTTCAACCTTCAAAATCTACAACTATGCAAGTAACTGATTCAATCGGTATGCTTGAAAACTATTCTCAAGTTGATAAGTCACTTGCTGATTTAAACGGCAATACAGCAGCTTTCAGAATGTCTGAAGACGTAGCTTTCATCGAAGGTATGAATCAAGACTTCAGCTCAACTCTTTTTTATGGTGACACAAAAGTAAACCCAGAAAGATTTACAGGTCTATCAGCTAGATATTCAAAAAAAGCTGGCGAGCCTGCTATGACTTCTGCGGACAACATTATTCTTGGTGGAGGCGCTGCAAACACCAATACTTCAATTTGGTTGATTGTATGGGGACCATCTACAATTCATGGTATCTATCCAAAAGGATCTAAAGCAGGGATTTACTCAGAAGATAAAGGTCAACAAACTATTATCGACGCTAACGGCGGAATGTATGAAGGTTATAGAACTCACTACAAATGGGATAGCGGAATCGTTCTTCGTGACTGGAGATATGTAGTTCGTATCGCTAACGTTGATGTAAATCTTTTAACCAAAGATGCAGCTACAGGAGCAGCTTTAATTGACCTTATGGCACAAGCTTGCGAACAAGTTCAAGACTTAACTAAAGGGAAACCATGTTTCTACGTTAACAGAACTATCCGTTCATTCTTAAGACGCCAAATGATGAACAAGTCAAACGCTCTTCTTTCACTAGAAGATATCGCTGGTAAGCACGTTCTTACTTTCGACGGTATCCCAGTAAGAAGATGTGACAAGCTTCTTTCAACTGAAGCAACTGTTCTTTAATTAATTAATCGGGGAGAGAAATCTCCCCTTATAAAATGGAGTATAAAATGATTTTAGATAAAAACTTAGAACTAGCAAGCGCTCAAGTTGTAACCGTTTCAGCGGCATCAACTAATGTTATCAATCAAGGATCTGCAAATGCTTACGAAGGTGAAGTAAATCTTATTTGCCAAGTAAAAGAAGCAGTATTGGCAGCGGGTGCTGCAACTGTAAACATCGTAATCCAAACTTCAGTTGACGAAGCTTTTACAGCTCCAATCGTATTGTTTGATTCAGGTGCAATTGGAAAAGCAGCATTGGTTTTAAATAGCGAGCCACTTAAAATCGAAATTCCATACGGATCAAAACAATTCATTCGTGGATATTTCGTAGTTGCTAACGGCCCATTGACTGCGGGTAAATTCAGTTTATTCGTAGCTGAATCAGTAGACGTTAAGTAATTATGACGATTAAGTTACTGGCCAATAAAGAAAGCTTTGGGTTTTTAGATAGGCACTGGATCAAAGGAATGATTATTGAAGTTAGTAAGGAAGTAAAATATCCAGAACATTTTGATCTCATAGAAAATGAGCAAGAAGAAGTCAAGAAACCCATTCAAGAAAAAGCTCTAAAAAAGAAATAACTGGAGGGGCTACGGCCCCTTCTTTCATTAAGGAATCCCATGGCGTCAGTTGTTGAAATATGTAACCTAGCTTTAAATCATATCGGGGCAAAAACTATTTCTTCAATCGATGAGGCTTCAGAAATTGCAAGGCGCTGCAAGCTGATCTATGAGCCATTAAGGGACGCGGTACTCAGAGACCATGCTTGGAATTTTGCGACTGCTAGCGAGCAATTGGCAGTCTTAAATGAGACCTTGCCAGGATGGCTATTCTTATATGCTCAACCTTCAAATTGTATCAATGTACGCAGAGTATTTAATACGATCGCCGTTGCCAATCCTGCCAATCAAGACTTTAAAATACTTTTATCGCCTGACACTAAAACAAAATCAATCGCCGCTAACCTTGAAGCTTCATGGTGCGAATTTACTTATAAGGTAACTGATCCAAATGTCTTCGATCCAAAATTTATTGAAGCATTATCTTATCGAATGGGCGCTTCACTTGCTCAACCGCTTGCTGGGAATATTCAATTAGGACAGGCACTTCTTCAAATGTCAGTAGCTATTACTGAAAAAGCAGTTCTGCAAAATGCACGAGAGGGATCACAGCAAAAGCCAATTTTCTCAAGCCTTATTGAGGCGAGGTAATTATGGCAACTTTTACAATACAACCATCTTTTTCAGGGGGAGAATTTTCCCCTTCGCTATATTCAAGAGTTGATGTTGCCAAATATAATACAGGTTTAAAAAAAGCGCGTAACGCTATCGTTCATCCTCACGGCGGCGTCTCTAATCGTGCCGGACTTGAATTCGTTTGTGAAGCCAAGGTGTCTGCAAAAAAAGTCAGACTAATTCCTTTCGAATACTCAATCGATCAATCTTATATACTAGAATTCAATGAAGGCTTTATGAGAGTCATTAAAGACGGTGGGCTTGTCATTTCTTCGGGGGTGACGGTCTATAGTCTTGCTATTCCTTATCTTGAAGTTGACCTTGCATCAATCAAGTTTACTCAGTCGGTTGATGTGCTTTATTTGTTTCATCCTAACTACCCGACAAAAACATTAACTAGGCTTGCTTCAAATAATTGGGTGCTTGCTGACTTTGTTTTTAGTAATGGGCCATTCTTTCCAGCGGTAAAAGATATCAATGATTTTGTCATGAATTCACCTGCGCCAATATCTAATTACAATATGCCTAATGGATACGCGATAACTGGACAAACTTTAGTCCTTAACTCTCCGACTCCCTACTTTCAAGCGGGCCAAGTTGGGTCATTAATAAAAATTAATTCCAAAGTAGGCGGTGGGTCAGTCCAGGTGATCACTAGTAATCTTTCTGTGCCAACCACTCAGCTTACAATAAAAGGAGCATGGAGAATTGTAACTAGCGGATCATGGGGAGGGACTCTTTCAATCCTTAAATCAAACCCTGCTAACTATGTCGGATGGCAAGTAGTCAAAACTATTTCCCATAATTCCAATGATGCCAATATTGATGCTTACGGCACTGAAGAAGAAGTTTGTCGTTATGCTGTAGGAATGGATTATTGGGGCGGAGGAAGTTGTTCGGTTAACATATCATGCGACTATCTTCCTTATAGCGGAGTCGTAAAAATTACCGCCGTTACAGACTCGCAGCATGCAACTGGGGTTGTAACCGCGCCCTTTGGCACATGGGAAGCATTGTCATGGCAAGAAGGATCATGGTCTTCAATCAAGGGATACCCTTCATGCGGTGCCTTCTTTCAGGATAGACTTGCGATGGCCGCGACTCCTAACGAGCCACAAACAACTTGGTTTTCTAAGACTGGAAACTATGGAGACTTTGGTACAAGTAGCCCGCTTCAAGATACTGATGCAATTTCAGTCAATCTTCCTTCACGAAAAATGAACGGTATTAAAAACATGATAGCCATGTCAGAAGTCTTGACCTTTACTTCTGCTTCAGAGATTGGAATTGGTCAAAGTGGCGGTATCTTCGCCCCGACTACGGCAAAGACTAACGTCTACGGATACCGAGGATCTAACTCAACTGATCCGGTCATTGTTGGAAACCGAGTGATCATTGTCCAAGCAATGGGATCAGTAGTGCGTGACTTTGGTTATGATTTTACGGCCAATGGTTTTGCCGGTGCCGATCTTTCAATATTTTCAACTCACCTTTTAAAGGGTTTATCGATTACCGAAATGGCCTACCAACAAGAGCCGGACTCACTCGTTTGGTGTATTCGCTCCGATGGCAAGGCGCTTTCGATGACCTATATGAAAGAGCAAGATGTTGTCGCATGGTCATGGCATGATACTGATGGCCTATTTGAATCAGTCGTTTCGATTCCAGGCAACGGACAGAACGACGTTTATTTTGTCATTAATAGAAATGGAAAACGCTATGTCGAAAGATTGACACGTAGACTTCCGATCATTGATAGCAAAGAAGCATTCTTTTTAGATAGCGCCCTTACTTATCGAGGAGCTTCAACGACTACCATTTCAGGACTCGCGCACCTTGAAGGAAAAACCGTTTCCGCATTATCAGACGGGCGAGTAGTAAAAAATCTTTTAGTAACTGCGGGAGTGATCACTTTGCCAGTTGCCGCAACTCTCGTGCATGTTGGACTTCCTTATATTTCAGACTTTCAAACTTTAAATATCCAGGTGCCAATGCCAGACGGTGTTTCCACTGGACGATTTATAAAAGTATCAGAAGCAAGATTTAATTTTCTTAATTCGCGTGGTGGATTTATTGGCCCTGACGAAAATAACTTAGATGAAATAATTGATTTATCTCCAGCTATTCTTTCAGACCCTAAAGATCTTTTTACTGGAGAGTATAAGCAAATGATGGCGTCGGGCTATGAAGAAGGAGGATCGATATTCTATCGGCAAGTTGATCCTTTGCCATTTACGATTTTATCAGTGATGCCAAAAATAACAGTGGGCGGGTAATGGAATATATAAATTATAACGACGGCATAGTTGAGATTAGGGCTTCGATTAGAGAAGATGTTGACTACTTAAAAGATAACCTCCGCGATGAAGACCTTGAAGAAATGAGACTCATGGGAGTGGAGACAATTGAGAACTCTTTGCTCTTTGGCTTCGAATCTCCAGAGTCGCACTGTTATACTGTAATCCACAAGGGTAATATTGCAGCTATGTTCGGAGTAGTGCCAGCAGGTGACGGCTCGGCAACTTTGTGGATGCTTTCAACTAGTGAAGTAAAGAAGTTTAAACACAAGTTTATGAAGCTAACCAAGAAATATGTGAACTATTTTAAAGCAGAATACGAGACGCTTTTTAATCTTATTCATCCTTCGAACACCATGAGCATGAAACTCGTGGAGATACTAAAAGCAGAGTTTCGATGGGGATATAATAGTCCAGCGACAGGTGAGCCGTTTATTTTATTTTTAATCTAGGAGTTAATATGTGTTCAGCGGGCGCAGCAATGGGAGGACAGGCAATAGCAGGCGGAATGTCGGCCTATTCTCAGTACCAACAAGGCAAGATGAATGAGCAGTATTATAACTACCTGGGAAACCAAGCCGATAAGCAGGCCGATCAAGTTGATAAAACTACAGATGAGCAGCTTTCGATTATCAATATGGACGCCGGACGCCAAGAAAACAAGGTCATTGAAAATTCAAATCAAACGATCTCAAGTCAAAAGGCAGCAATGGCCGCCAATGGCGTTTATAGCGATTCTGGGACGTTTTCAGATGTCGTCGGTGATTCAGTAGACAAGCGAGCTTTAGATGAAGCAGCGATCAAATACAACGCTGATCAAGCTTCTTACGTAACCAAGCGTCAAGCAATCAATCAGAAGCTAGAATTAAGATCACAGGCGATTACTGCAAGAATGCAGGGATCTAATGCGCGTACCGCTGGTAATATTGGCGCACTGACTACACTAGTTGGGACTGCGGCAAATGTCGGATCGTCTTACGCCAATTCAAAATACGCTAAATAATAAGGACTAAATATGCCTCAAATACCAGTCGCAGATAGACAAGTTCAAATGAAATCACAAGACGCCGTTGTCATGAAAGAAGCAACGCTGGGATCAGGAATAGTTGCCAACAATGTGGCGGAAGCTAGTCAGGGTCTATATGGAAGCATTGGCAAGGCAGCGGGAATGGCAGCGGAATATAATAATAAGCAAGACGCAATCATGTCAGAGAACGCGGTTAACTCAGCTTATGCCAAGGCCCATGCTGAAATGAATAACCTGACAACTGATACCGGACTCGGCGAGCATGATATCCCAAAGGGATTGCTAAATAGAAAGCTTGGAATGGTAGCTAATGATTCAGTTCAAGAACTAGATAGGGGTATTGCTTCAATATCTGAAAAGTCATTAGAGGGTTTGACCGAATACCAAAAGCAGCAAGTACAAACAAAGATAGCAACTCATGCTATTACTCTTCGTGACTCGGTAGCAAAACACCAAGTCAAAGAACGCGGTGACTATGCCGATAATATTTATAAGTCAGCATTAGACGCGCATCTAGACAGCGCTGCGAGCGCAAGCAACAATGATGTTCTTGATCAAGTCATCAACGAAATGCATGCAACGACTGAATCAACATTAAAAGCAAAAGGCACCGACGCCGGAACGATCTCCATTGAAAAACAAAAGCATACTGACAAAGCAATTGAGACAAGTGTCTTCTCAAAGCTCGAATCTGATCCCAAAAAAGCCAAAGAAACTTTAGAATATTTCAGAGAGGACATGAGCGCTGAAGCTTATCAAAAACAAGCAAAAGCGATTGATGGCAAAGTATTTGAGAATAAGCGGTCAGGAATTTACTCCGATGTTCTTTCAAGGATGAAGCTATCTGACGGCGAGCCGGATTTTGCACGCATTGAAAAAACTATTCGTTCATCTTCAGCGTTTAATGAAAAAGAAAAAGAAGACCTAAATACCTATGCCAAGTCTCGCGCCATGGAAGACATGCAGAACTTTCATCGATCAGAAAAAGACACGCTCAATCGCTTTGAGAATGATATTATTGGCAACAAGAAGAAAGGCATGACTTTAGACGATGCCCTAAAGACCGCCGGAAAATATGGGCGCGATGAAAAAGATATTAAAGACAAAGAAGATATCGCTAGAAAGCTTTATACTGATCCCAGTATGAAGTCTGACCCGGATACCTATCTAAAGCTTTATGAGAATAATCAAAAAGGAAATTCCTCTAAATCAGAAATCAAGCAAGCATTTGCAGATAATAAGATTTCAGCGAGTGACTACATAGGATTAAATAAAGGTTTTCTTACTAGTAAGCTTGGCGAAGGAAAAAAAGAAGATGCCTTAGCGCATGAAAGAATTAAGATTCTGGCCAAAGAAAAATTTGGAAATGACCAAACTAAAAGCAATGAATTCATGTATGCAGTAAATACATTAGGACAAGGAAAAAGCGCAGAAGAAAAAATTGCAATCGCCAACGCTCAACTAAAAGATGTTGTTGTTAGTCCAGGATGGCTTTTTGATTCAAAAGACGCGGCTTATAAAATAACTAATAAGCAAACCGATGCCGCTAGCGCCGCCAACGCTTCTTTCCGAGAAGCAATCGGACACGAAGAAATGAACGCGATTGGCAAGGGAGTCATGAGAAATCCAGGTGCGACATCGTGGGGAATAAGTGACGTTGACAACTTTGCCAAAGAATTCGGCGGAATCGACGGCATCAAAAAAGGGACTCCAGCAGGAAATGCAATTACATCTTTAAAGAATTTAAATAAGCCGGTAACTGCGCAAAATATAAAAGATATTTTAAAAGTTCATAATGACGGCAACTGGGATGGTCGATAATGGAAAATCTAATCGATACTTCTTTGCCTATAGATAAAACTATTCAGGCGCCACTTGATCCTACCAAAGCTCCGGTTGTCTTAAGTGATTCCTGGGAAACTCCAGGTCAACCTTCTGTAAAGCTCAGTGACAACAATAGCCCGCTAGGTGAGATTCATCGTAGCGTTGCAGATCTAGATCCTATCGTTACCGCACAGAAAATTGATCTCGCTAAAAGAATGAATGAGCCTGAATTATTCGTCGATAAAAACTTTGAGCAATTGAAAAAGATTGATCAAACTCCCGACGATACATTTTGGAAACGGTACGAAACTAATTATCCTAAAAGTGCTGAATTTTTAAAACAACCAAAAAACATGGCCATTGCCAAAGATGATATAGATAACCTGGCAAAGACCGAGAAAATAGTCCAGGACAAAGGATTTATATCGGATATGTATAACGGTGTCTTGTCGGGACTCTCGGGAATGAACGCCAGTGCTGGACGTGCCGCAGGCATGGTCTATATGGCCGGGGCTTTAATTCCCAACGAAATGGCAAAACTCGCAGGGCATCCCGAACTTGAAGTGAAACCCTATGATTGGATGCTAGATAATCCAATGACAAAATATTACGATGAACAACAAAAGGCACGTGCTCCAGAAATAGCAAATGAAAGCGTTTCTAAAATGATCGGAGATGGTGACTATAATAAAGCTGCCAAAGCTCTTGCTGTACAAGTTGCGGTCAATGCTCCTAACCAACTAATGAGCATGATTCTAGCAATGTCAGGAGTAGGTTTGGCCGGCTCTTTGGTTTCATCAGGGGCGATGCAAGCAATACCTACATTAAAAGAAAACCTAGATAAGGGATATGATCCAGCAAGTTCAACCGTCGATGCACTAGCTCAAGGTTTTATAGAGGGCGGTATTGAAAACTTAAGCTTTGGTACAACTGGAAGATTGCGGGCCTTGAAAGATTTAGGTGAATCACTTTATAAAAAAGTTGGAAAAACCGAAGGCCAAAAAGTAATGGCCGAATTTGTAAAAGAAGTTGGGCATTCTTTTCTATCAGAAGGATACGAGGAAGGATTGACTCAAGTTCTCCAGGATACTACTCACTATGCGACTGTAGATAATACGGCGCTTGAAGGTGAAGCGGGTAAAGTTTTAGATGCTGCGCTTATTGGAGGTTTTTCTGGTGCGACCATGACTTCAAGTGGAGCAATGTTACAAAAAGGAATTAGCGAGCGAAAGTCTAGTCAGCTTCGGAAAATGTATTTAGCACTAGGGGAAGCAGTCGGAGAGTCTAAATTAAAAGAGAGATCTCCAGACGCTTACCAAGCACATGTTGAAGATGTTATTAAAGGAACTCCAGTCGAGAATATCTATATAAGTCATGAAGCATTTCAAGAATACTATCAGTCTAAAGGACTTAATCCTCAATTAATTGGAAAACATTTAGGGATTGAAGATCAAATAAAGGAAACTTCGGATACCGGTGGAGATATAAAAATACCATTGGCAACATGGGCAAATAAAGTTGTCGGCACCGAACACTATCAAGGATTAGTTAATGATATAAAGTTTTCACCTGAGGACTATTCTGTCAATGAACATAAAGTACATAAAGAAGAAATTACAAAACAAATGGACGCGACAGATAAAGTCATAAGCGAAAAGAATATTATCGACAAAGAAACTAAAGACTATGCCGATACTATTTACGAAAAGGTAAAACAAGATCTAATCAATAAAGGGCATGATGGCAAACAAGCAGAACATGAAGCCTCTTTAACTAGGCAGCACTTGATTGTCGAATCAGCAAACCAAGATAAACCAATTCAAGAACTTGCTGCGAAATACGTCCCGCATATTATGGGAGATTATTCAACTGATCCCATAAGTGATAATGTTACAAATATTACAGACTTTAAAAGAAAATTAATACCTCAATATGCTGGCAATGATGTAGCAGGATCAGATCAAGTTAAAAAAGCTTTAACCGAACTAGGACTTCCCGAAATCTACCATAGCGATGAATCTGTAAGTGCAATTCAAGAAGCATTATCTTTCATGAAAAATGAAGTTGTAACTGCTGAAGCTGGAAAAAGATCAGGGGTGCAGTTGCTAAATGAGGCAGACGGCGAAGGGTATATTAAAAATATCAACACCTCAATGCAGTCATCTTTCCCTAAATGGTTTAAAGATCATGGCATGAATAAAAAAGATTTTCTCAAGAGTATTGAAAAAGGTGACTCGGTTAAGTTTAAAGCACAAGTCAAGCAGGCGATAAAAGGACTTAAGGAAGGACATGGGGAAAATGCGCTAAATGCGATGTCTCCTAATTTGGACTTTGTTTCTTTGGTTGATCCTGAATCATTATCAAGTTCTTTTGAAACTAAAAAAGCATTCGCTCAAAAAGCAAATGGGGAATTATTTCAATCCGAAGCTGACGTCAGAAGCTATCTGAATAAAGAATCAAGCGGCAAAGCTATTACTTTTTCTAAAGACCAGGAATCAGCAGCATCAATCGACAAGCTGACTGGACACTTAATTATCAATCCTGAAAAAATTACTAACTCAAAACAGATCGATGAGATTATATCTCAGTTCGGCGAAACAAAGAGAGAGTCGATCACTGGAAAGATCCTTGCTACTATTGAAGGAGATAGTCACGAACTAGATGCCAAGTCGCTCGCTGGAAACCTGGCAAGAAAACTTTTCAACCTTGAAAGACTAGCTGAATGTGGAAGGGGATAAAATGTTCTCTAAAGATATTTTAAGCGAAGTTAAAAAAGAAGGCGGGCTTCAACGCAAAAAAAGCCAGGTTGAATTAAACCAGGAAGCTATGGATAAAAAAGTTTCTAGTATAATCGCTGGAAATAAATTTATTGAAGATTCTATCTTGCATATTAAAGAGCAGATTAAAAAAGGCAAAGATTATAAATTTGTTTTAAACAGAGATAAAGACGGCCTGATAAAAGAAATTGTGGCCGTGCCAGTCGAGGCGGTCTAATGGCGATTGCAATGCCTATGGGCGTGAGATTTTTTCAAGTGGAAAAAGAGTTGGACGCTGTAGACATAGGAAGGGGGTGGATTGTTGTCAATCATGCACCCGCTCTTAATAGCGAAGTGGTAGCTAGCAACGGAGTAATAACATCGAATTATTCGATAGTCTCCAATGTACTACACTTTTCCCCTATCTTGGAATTAGGAGACACGTTGTTTATTAAATATGCTTACTAAATTTTACGGAGGAAATTATGGTTGATACAAGAATTCGCGCAAGTTCACAAATAAAAGATCTAACACTTAACAAGTCAAAACTAGTAGCTGACTTCTTAGAAGGTACGGATCTAGATTTAACTAACGGTGGAAAGAACGCAACTATTAAAGGACTAAAAAATGCAGTTCTTGGAGATTCTCCAATTACTAAATCTCAGTTTGATACTTTTGTTGCGGGAGTAACTGGGACGCTGATGCTAAAAGGAGACCTTGACGCTTCTCTTTTGGGTGCGCAGTTAACTGGCGCATTGAAAGGGTGGTACTACATTGTAACCGTTGCAGGTACTTTGTTTACTGGTTCAAATCCAATTGTTTTAGCAGTAGGGGATCACCTAGTCGTTAGCGCAAACATTACAGGAATTCCTACGAATGGCGCTGACTTTATCAAGATTGATAATACTGAATCGTTAGATATTTTAAGAAGTTCTAACGTAGTTGATTCAGTTGTTTCTACGTCAACAACTAGCGTCCTTTCAGCTAACCAAGGAAAGCTTTTACAAGATCAAGTAACTGCTCTTCAGAATAATGAAAGAATTCCTGTTCATGGTGAAATGCCAGTTGTAACAAACGGAAGCGCTGTACTTCCCGCACTTATCAACTCGCCAATGGCCAGCACTGAAAAAGTTTATCTCAATGGTCTTCGTGTTGAAAAAGGCGTCGGAGCAGATTATCAAATTAACTACTCAACAAAAGTAATTACATTTGAATACCCTCTTGCTACAGGCGACAAAGTTTTAGTTGATTATTACCGATAGTCATTGGGGGGAGCAATCCTCCCTTTTAAAAGGAAAAGATGACAAGAACGCAAGTTAAGTCTTCGGACATACAAAATGAAGAGATTAAATCAATTGATATCAAAAACGATAGCATTGAAGAAGTTGACTTAAGTCCGGCAATCAGAAGTAAACTTCAGGCCTCAAGTTTTGACGTAGATAGTATTTTAACAGATAGCGAATTTAATACACTCGTGGACTACAATGGCGATGTAATAACAGGGTAAACATGGCACAACATATAATACTAGGGACTACCCCTCCGACAATTACACCAACTAAACTTGGGCAGCATTACATTGATACCGTTACAAAAATTCCTTATGTATCAGTAGGAACTGCATCAAGTGCTGACTGGGCAATATCTTACCAAGACTTATCCGGAAAAGAAAACGTAGGCGTTGCCGCTGGATTAGATTCAGCACATACAACTTCCTTTGCTCATGGTGATATTGCGCATACAAATAGAACTGCATTGAATAATGTAAGCGGAGTTAAT